TTTGGCCTTACCTGTTAGGGCTTCGGTTACGGAAGTTTTATTAAAACGGTAAGTGTTACCGATTTTAATGTATGTGGATTTAGGGATATGTCCCTGCCGTACCCACGCACGGATAGTGGAAATGGACACTGCGAAATGCTTCGCCAAATCCTCTATTGGTACAAATGGTTCTGCCATTATTTTTTCCTTACTGATATGACATACTCGGTGTCTACGTTCATACCCTTGGGTAGAACATCTGGGTTTTCCTCTAAGAACTGTTTTACATTGGTCTGGTTAAGACGTTTGTCTAAGAACTCAGGTACATCATGCTCTTTTATAAAGCTGTACATTTGCTCCCAATCGCTAGTCCAATATTTTGTTTTAGTAGACCTGAAAAACAAACCCTCGGAGGTTCTAACACTCTCGACATTGTGGTTCTCACAATAGTCCAGTAGCGCATTCTTTAAGATTTCCTGTTGGCGCACCAACGCTCCATCTTCTTCTTTGTATTTTGCGGATATCTCTGCTCTTTTTGCCCTTAACTTAATGTAGGCTTTTGTCAGTTTGTCCGCAGGGATGTCGGATTGATCCGTCATTTACGTTCTCCTCTAGTAACGAGAATTATACTCTAGTGGTATAAAATACCCTAGTCAAGTATTTCTTTGTATAAATCTATCATTTTTGTGTGTACGTCTATTCTGTTATCAAGAAGTGAGTAAACACGCTTTTCCACAGCAGAACCTTGCAACTGCACAACGGTGCACGGATGCTTCTGTCCAGACCTGTGAACCCTAGCGTTAGCTTGGGCATATGTTTCCAAGGAAGAGGTCGGCCCCCACCAGACTACAGTGTTAGCGGCTGTTAACGTAACACCGTGTGCCGCGGACTGCGGTTGGATGACTAGCACCCTTGGATCGGGGGTTGTTTGGAACCGTTTGAAGATATCAGTTCGTCGTGCTACAGGCACATCCCCCCTGATTACCTCTGTAGTCACCCCGTCATTACGCAATTTATCCGTCAATATGTCAATGGTGTGTTTAAATGGTACGAATACCAACACCTTTTGACTGCTCTCGTCTATGACTTCTTTAAGAACTTTGTATCTGTGCTTGATGTCAAACTCTAATGTATCACCTTCGTCTGTATACACTGCACCTGCAGATATTTGCAGTAGCTTGTTCATTATGACAGCGGCGTTGATGCCTGTGATCTCGTCGTCACCAACCTTCATGGTCATGCTCTTCTTGAGCAAGTTGTAGTATTTCTTCTGTTGACGCGTAAGCTCTACAATTCGCTTTGTGTATGTCATGTCAGGTAGATCAAGACACTCTTCTTTCGTGAAACGTATGGCAGGTTGTAAGACGTTAAACACAGTGTCCGAGGCATGAGGTTTTATTATCCACCTAAACTGCGTTACCTTAGTCATAACCATGTCACGGAACGAACCAAAGAACCTTGGCACTGAGTTAGGGTTTACCATCTTGGCTAGGCCGTAAGCATCAAGCGGTGACTGTGCGGCAGGTGTACCTGTCATCATCCACAACCACGTATTGTCCGTCACTATTCGCTTCAACACCTTCCATCTTTTAGACTGTGCATTCTTGTAGTGTGCAGCCTCGTCAACAATGATTAGGTCAAAGCCTCCGTTGATTATAGCATCAGCTACAATCTCAACTCCGTCATAGTTTATCACCACAAAGTCAGAACCTTGTTCGATGATCTCTCTACGTTTCTTCGCCGCGCCATATGCTATTGATACACTTCGGTGCGGTGCAAAGGTAAACAAGTCCTCGCGCCACGCGCTGTCCATAATCGACAACGGGCATATAACTAGCACACGGTTTATCTTGCCCTGTTTAATCAGAAAGTCTGCCGCCCATATAGCCGAGGCTGTCTTGCCCGTGCCCTGCTCGTTGAAACAAAAAGACTTCTGGTTCATGGTAAAGAACGCGGCGGTCTTCTTCTGGTGGTCGAACGGCGTATACTTACCTGTCCATTCGTATCTACCATTTATAGGCGATGGCACATCAATGTTTAGCTTCCGCAAACTGTGAGCTTCGTCGATGCCCCACTTCACCAATACCTCGTGGTCTTCCACAGCTTTACTTTTTGGTATGACTTCAGTGACACGTTTTGGATTGCGTAACTTCAACAGCAACGCCTTACCGTCTATAATCTGCATTGTGTTCTCCTATTTAGGGATTTCCCTAAATCATTTCTTCTTTTTATAATTACGTGCGCGGTTCTTACTGCGGCTTTCTACACGTACGCCGTCTTTGTTTGTCCCACCTTTTGACAAGGCTTTCTTGTGACTAACATCTTTACCTTCGCGCTTGTCGGCTTTGCCGTTCTTGTTCTTGTCCACGCCCTTCTTATCCATAGCGCGTCTTGCACGTTGCCGTTCCATACGAGCTTCAAATGTCTTGCTACCAACTGGCGCGTTCTTTTGTTTAGGGCGGTCTTTGGGGTTTTTGTATGGCATTAGTTAGCTCCGTTATGAACACATTCGATTATAGGACAGTAGCGTCTGCATAACCCGTTAGGTCGTGCGTTCCACATGTCCTCTTTAGCCGCGGTCTCCATCTGCCCATACTTGCCGAGCCATTTCTCCCACAGCTTACTCTTATCGTACTCCATGTATGTGTCTTTTACCAAGTCATTACATATGACAAACAACAACCCTGCACGTACCTTCTTTACTTGTGGATAACGTGCCATGAGCGAGAGAGCCATTAGCTCCAACTGCCCTTTGTCGGCGTACTTAGACGACTTGCCTGTCTTGTAGTCGATCACTGTCGCTACATCGTCATCCATTATTACCAGATCAGCTATCCCGCGAAACCAAACGTCCGAGGAATAGAAGTCACAGGCTTCTAGGTTTTCTGTTAGACCCATCTTTAGTTCACAGAGTTTGTCACCCTGCCTGTTCTTCAAAGATGTTAGGGCTTTGGTCGCAAAGCTAAACTTTGCGGGGATCGGTGTGTCCTTACCAATAAAGTCTTCTGCCATTTTATGAAACGCATTGCCGTAAAGTATGGCTTCTGTCTGAACAAATGGCACCTCCTTTAGGATGTGTTTATGGTAGTATTGTTTCGGACATTGTTCAAAGTCTTTTATCTTACTGAAAGACCACGGCCATACTTTTGTCATTCACATTCTCCATATGATTTACCCGTACCGCTTTCGCATGTGATGGGTAATCCCTCTGCCCAATCGGGTATCTGGCTCATACATTCTTCAACATATGCTCGTGCTTCATCCAACTCTTCGTCAGTAACACAGGCCACAACGCTATCATGTACTGTTAGCACAACTTTGTATCTCTTGGCAATAAGTAACATTTGGTGACCTATGATACAACGTGCAATAGCTTGACACACATTCTCCACCACCTTGCCGCCGTATATACGGTTCGGGCCTTTTCGGGTTTTGTATGTGTACTCGTACCCACGCTCCCCACGTTCAGCCGCCAAGCCATGATAGAACATAGGTAGGCCAGAAGGTAAGATTATTGAGCTGGTAGGTGCGTCCACTTTTAACACGCCTTCTTTACCAAACTGTAGGCTGTCGCCGCGTTGCATGTATTGAACGGTGTTGTTCGCATCGCGCCATAGTTGACTGATAGCTCCGTTAGCATCGCGGTACACTTGTATGATACGTCGAGCCTCGTCCAACTCTATATACACACCCATACCCTGCAACTGCGCTTGGAACTTCGGTGCGCCCATACCGTACCCTGCACCGAGAATTGTAGTCTTACCCACAAACCTCTGGTCTTTGCTTACCCCGTCTACTGGCACGTTATAGATACTGGACGCCATGTATTTGTATACATCCTCGCCATCTGCGAACTGCTTGGTCAAATCATCTTGCCCTGCAAGCCACGCCAATACACGCGCCTCGATCTGCGAACTGTCACAGTCTATGAGTGAATATCCTTCGGGTGCTGTTATGCTACCCTTTAGCTTCTTACCATTTGGCCCACGGCTAGGTAGGTTCTGCAGATTGATCTTATCGTCACCACCCCAACGCCCAGTGTGCGCCGCATAATATCTTACAGGGACGGGCAGAAGGCCACGGTCAGAAATATCTATAAACCTCTGCGTCCGCGTTTCTTCCAACGTAGACTTAGTGCCAAGCCGTGCGGCTACTAAAGATTGCACCCTGTCGTCTGTGTGGTCAGCTAACGCTTTGAAATCTTCATCGCTCTTTGCAAACGCGAATGTTTCTTTGCCTGTAGTCAGGCTTGTTTTCATGGGCGGCTTCACCCCAAACCCTTTCAACAACTCCGCAAACTTGGGGTTGGACATCAGGTCTTTCTTATCCTCTATCCCTGCATCAGCTAACAGCTTTTCCTTACGAGACTTCACATCTTGCAGGTGAGATTGCAACATGCCACGATCTAGGGTCAGGGTAGGCTCAGTAAACATACGCAACGTAGCGTCTATGAGACGTAGCTCCTCCCGCGGGAAACGTTTGACCATTATGCTAAACAGTTTGTAGGTGAGTTCTACGTCATTGACACAGTAGTCCCCGTACTTACCTAAGTCTTTGGGTGCAAAATCTCCACGCCGTTTACCGATTGCGTTGAGTACCTCGTGTCCTTTAACGCCGACACCGTACCTTTCAGAAACCGCAGAGAGACTTGCGCGAGCTTCAGTCCCATGTAGAGCACGGGCGATACACAAAGTATCGGTATACATCCGAGGACGAATATCAAAACGCCAATTAAGAATGGCACCATCAAACATAGTATTATGGCAAAGTAACATAGCTTTTTCCCAAGGGAAGCCCTTGAGGTATTCTTTAATCTGTTCATGTGTTCCACTAGCCCACTCCGTTTTTTGATTGTTAAGTTTTACACCCACGCCGATCACCTCAAAACGAGGGTCACGGACGTAGGCTTCTGTTGTTATCTTACTAAGAGAATACTCTCTGCTGTAGTACGTCTCAAAGTCTAGCGTTATAAGCTCCATCAGCCCTTACTCGCTATCTCGCCACCACATGCCATGTATCCACAGGCGTCGATCCAGTTGTCAGGGTGTGTTGCGTTAGACTTGATACGTGCAACCTTCAATAGGTTCATCATCACGGCTACATCAGTAGCACTTACGTTTATGCCAAGGTGCACAGACCAGTAGTTCCCGATGGTGGTGAAGTTGTCTTCCATGTTGCCGTGGTCAGCCGCACGATCTTTGGTCACGTAACTCTTGGCTGTGTCTAACACAGCACCGCGTGTAGTCTTACGCGCTTCCTTCTCAAACACTTCCTTGGGTGTGCCGATCTTCTGCATAAGTTTATACACATATCCATAAGATGTTTTGGTAGCCTTGGCGATCTCGCTCGTAGTAGACTGTGGATGCTTAATTTTATACGCCCACACTTTATCCGCTTTACTCTTCTTAACCATGCCGTTCTCCTATCTTGGCAAATCGTATTTTCTTTTTATGTCGGAAGCCCAACGTGGACTCATTCCGATTATTTCTGCGGCGGCTTTTAAGGTCATGCCACGTTGCAACATTCTGTTAACCATTTCCGCTTCTTTAGTTAGGGGCAACTTGTTAGCCTCCTTTTTAGGTCTACCACCCAGATGCCCGTTTATTTTGTTCTTGTTACCATTGCGTACAGCTTTGTTACGCAAAGACAGGCGTGGGTTAGCGGCTATATCTTTTTTGTTTTGTGCTTCCCATGCTTGCCGATACCAATCTTCACGTTTTATACGTTCAAGCTCATTCATATGTTCTTACCTGCACGCCTTAGACCACGAACAAACAAATCAAGATGTTCTCGGGCTTCCCACAGATCGCGCTTTGAATTAGGACGTGCATCTTTTCGATTGTCTTCGTCCTGCAAGTTATCGACTTGTCGCCGCAACCATTTTAGTTCGTTCTCTTGGAACGGGGTTAATTTATTATCATCCATGTCTGCCTCCATTGTTAAAGTGATGCCCTGAGAGCTAACACAGGGACTAACCATATCGCGGTTTCTTCGGTGCAGTCACAACGCCATAAAAAGTATCATGGAGAGCATTGCCTACACTGCTATGGTTTTCGCGGGACAAATATAAAACCGCAACCCACTCATAGCTTGGGTTAAGAGTTAACTATAACAGACCATGCCTTCAGATCATCGGTAACGCCGAGCATGTTGTCTTCGTTTACAACCAAGTCCAGACCACCTGCGGCTCGAATTTGTTTTAGGTTTTTATCTTGCAACGGCGTGGGTTTGTTCTTCCCTGCCTTGCACTCTATTCCAAAGAAGAAACCCTTATAGCAACCCACGATGTCAGGCACTCCACTTTGTCCGTAGCCGCCTGTAACAGGGTAGAAGTAATACGCGCCAAGTTCTTTTAACTGTGCGACTACTTTCTTTTTAACTTTTGCTTCGGGTGTCATTTTTCTCTCCACGCATCCATTGTAAATCTTTGGTTAACTGATCGCGTTGAGCCATCAGCTTTTCTACAAGCATAGTAAGCCTAGCAATCTCGTTACGTTGTACGGAAACCTTGCTTTGTAACCTTGCGTATTTATCTGCACTCAATTTATCTAAACTCCATTTGGCCAACGTGACCCCTCCATGATACC